CGGAAAGAAAAGACAATTTCAATTTGAACGTGAAGGTGAGAGTGAACGAGAGTTTACAAAACGTTCACAAGATTATTTCCGACATTTGCAAAAACAATCTACAGAAAAGAAAGAAACTAAGAAAGAGGTACCAAAAGCTCCAGCAATGCGAGCTGATGACTCTTTGCGTAGAGCAATTTATAAGTCTAAACATCGTAGAATACAAGCAAATGCTAATCAAGTGCATGCCTTTATAGATGATGCAAAAGAAGCCTATTCAAAGTTTGATGCTAAATTGAAACCACAATCTTTTAAACCTACACAGCTTAGTGCTGGTATTTATAAAATATTTGTTGGTGGTCAATATGCCTGCACAGGAACACATGTAGGAAATCGGATGTATGTTGTTTTACATTGTCTTGATGAAAATATTGAGACTACATACAAAGCCGTCAACCATGTGCACACTCTTGAACTTAGAGGTAGTGAAGTGGTGGTTGTCAATAAAGAATTGGCTTATTTTCCAGTAAATGGAATTCCATCGCCGTTTAAAACTAAAGATTTTAAAATTTTAGTTGATGCAGCTATTGTAACCGTGTTTGGTTATGGCTCAGGTCAAAATCCGGAGCCAGATGCGATTGTTGGTTTTGCTTCACCTTTAGGGTGGTGTAATGCTCCAACACGCAATGGTGATTGTACTGCTCCTGTTTTGGATATGAATGGGAAAATAGTGGGATTTTGGACGCATGGAAATGGCAAAGATTTTGGCCGTTTTGAACGGGTCACGGAAGAATTTCTTGAAGTTGCACGCACAGATAATGTTGCGCAAACTATGCATTCTGGACTGGTTTTTCGGTCCAGCCCCCCCAACCAAGTGAACTTGTAGGGACCTCTCCATTTTGGGAGAGGTATCCTTCGTTGTACTTGACGAAGGATGGGGCGCCTGTTTTCTATAGAGAAGCAGCTACAACGGACCAACATGAACAATGGTTGTCCGAAGACTACTTTTGTGTAGTTTGTCAAATGCGAAGAAATCCTAGATATACGAACAAGCGTATTATGGATCCGCAATTAAAATGTTTTGTGGATGAACAAGGTTATGAAGTATCACCAGAATGGGGGTTACCAGTACCCAATGCTGATGCTTCTTATAAATCATTAGCCAAATATGGCAAAGCTATTTTGCCACTTACAGTTGAGCATGTGAAAGCCATGAATAAAGCATGGGAATATACTATGCGTCACTTCGGGTTATATATGTCAAATTCTAGAGTACTGAGTTATCAGGAAGCCAAAGAACATTTTGACATGTCCACGTCTAGTGGAGCACCTTTTAATGTGCATTACCCGTTAAAGAAAGATCTGTTTGAAAAAGATCCGGATATTGACGCTTGGCTGGAGCAAGACTTCGAAAGAATGGGCATAGATCCTTATTGGACTTGCCTATATACCAACTCTCTTAAAGAAGAGTTGCGTACAGCAGAAAAGATCGGCGAGAATTCGATTCGCACTTTTCTGTCTGGTGGGGTGGATGCTGTAGCCCATGGCACTCGTCTTTTTGTTGATATGAATGAAAAGATGTACGCTTCTCATTTGCAATCAGCTTCAGTGGTTGGAATGAGTCCTTATAAAGGCAACTGGGATAGGTTGTATCAGAAACTTAAAGTTTTCCGTAAAGGATACGCTCTTGATGAGTCACAATACGACTCATCTCTCCGCAGTTATATGATGTGGGGATGTGCTAAATTTAGATGGAGTATGTTACGAACCGAAGATCGCACCAAAGAGAATTGGCAGCGTATTACAACCTATTATAGGAATTTGATTAATTCCCTAGTGATCTGTCCAGATGGGGTTATTATTATGAAGAAAACTGGAAATCCGTCAGGATCAGTTAATACTATAACAGACAACACTTTAATTTTATATACGTTGTTGGCTTATAGCTGGATTATGCTAGTTCCAAAAGAACTCAATAGCTATGAAGCTTTTGAAATGCACACAGCTAAGGCTTTAG